ACAATTTCAGGATATTTGGTTTCTGCGATTTCTTTGCTAACAGCAGTTAAACCGTTTTGTACGTAAGTTAATAAAGACATCTATTTAGCCCCTTATAATTTAGAAATTAACGCTAATTGACCTTTAACATCAATTACGGTGTATGGAGTTTCGATTGCACTAGCTTCTGTTTCACCTTGGATTGCACCAGTTTTACCGTCACCACCTGCGGTTAATACGTAAACTTTTTTACCACGTGTAACGGTTTTGCCAGTTGCAACGTTTACCCATACCGCATCGCCTGCTGCAATGTGCATTACATCGCATAACTCGCCCTCATTCCATTCATCACGGATGGTGCTTGCAAATACCACGCCAGCTAATACATCAGTTTTAGCCGCTAACGCCTTTACACCACCCTCAGGATTTAATGCTACAAAATCACCGGCTTTTACTTTGCCAGTAACTTTTTCTGCACTTGTTTTCGCACTCGCAAAGTTGCCTTTGCCTAATTCACCAGCCTTTGCTGGAGCTTGTTCGTAAGCGTAACCCATTATTTATTACCCCTATTGATTGTAAGTTTTGTTGAAGTCTAATTTAGGTGAGGTTTCAGTTTTCACATCACCTAATAAGATATTGCCTAAAGATTTGCGTTCATCAGCTAATTTAGCAGTCACTGCTTTAGCGACTTGATACGCTCCAGAGATTTCAGCATCAGATAATTTAGCCGCTGAATCTTTATCAAAAATACCTTGAGCAACGATAACGCTCTCTTGAATTTCACGAACACTTGCTTTATCTGCGAATTTCACATCTTTAAATACAGATTGTGCATCAGCTAACATTGCCGCTTGTGCTAATTCTGCATCACGTTTTGCTTGTGCATCTTTTAATGCTTGAATTTCTGCATCTTTGGCTTTAAGTTGTTTTTCAAACTCTTCTTTGTTCACTTCTTCTTCCTTTTTATCTTCGGGTTCAGATTGTTTTTCTTTTGGCTCAGTTGGTTTTTCAGCTTTTGGGGCTTTCTCACCATCTTTGCCAGTTTCTTCATCTTCTTCGATTTGTTTTTTCTGCTCATCGGACAATTTGATGCCGAATGCACCTAAAAACGCATCGAGGAATTTAGCGGTTTTTCCCATAACGGTTCTTTCCTCATCGGCAAGTTTTACAGTTCCACCGCAGCGACCCTTTGCCACAATCGCCACGTGGTTTCCGATCATCGGAGACATCTCAAAATCTGCATCTTTAACGCTTGACTGGATAATATTGCAGTCATAACCGCAAGATAGCTGTTCTACACCGTGTTCTTGTACGGTTTTAATAGCTTGTTCATCATAAATCCAAGCCTCTGCCGTGAGTTCATCGCCCACTCGCTTAACATTACGCACAACCCCAACGGATAGCTCTTTCCAGTTCTTAGCGTTTACGCCTTGCTCTGGGTGTCCAATTGTGAGCGTTGCGTTCTCAAAGCTCTCAATGGTTTCATCAGAAAATAGTGATTTTTCTGTTCGTGCGACCTTTTTAATTCCGTCCTCTTTTAAACCTAATTCAGAGGCCAGATAGTCAAAAACACCAACTTTTGAAATTGTCGCTGGCACTACCAAAAAGCCGTCTTTAGTGATAATCCGCTGTGTTTTTGATTGCGCTGTATTGTCTGTAAACTTCATTTATTTACCCCAATAAAAAACCCGACCATTTCTGATCGGGTTGCTTGATTAATTTGTTTTCTAATTTTCTAAAAATTCTTTTGCTTTGATATATTTGGCTTTTCTCTCTAAATCTTTTTCGGTAATCTTTAATAGTCGAGATAGATCCATATTATGAGATAAATCAGCAATCTTAACTAACCGCGCGATAGGATTAGCTTTTACTCTGTTTAGATAGTCGGCATACATCTCGCCCTTGCGTTTAGTTATCGCATCTACCGCTTGCGCCACTGAATTTCCAAAGTAATAAATTAAATCATCAAAAGTGGTTTCTGTATCTTCCACGCTATCATGCAACCATGCTACCGCCACTATATCTTCCGTTGGCTCAACAAGGTTATTAACTACTGCCTGCAAGTGTCCAATATACGGCTTGCCTGCTTTATCCACTTGATTAGCGTGTATTGACCTTGCAAATAATTCTGCCATTGTTGATAAAGTCATTATTAGCTTCTCATAAATCTGATTGCATCACTTTCAGAGATAACACTGAAATCACTGAAACCACTTTCAAGTAGGCGCTCAGCCCATGAAATACCGCGCGAGACATCCCACTCTAATTTTTTTGGATTGAACACCGAAAACGACAATAAATCAGAAGGATTTCCTCTGATTAGTTTTTTCTGGTTTTCGCCTACATTTGCTAAGTAATATTGAAAACTCATTTTTTATCCTCAATAAGCTCAACACCTTCCGGTACTTTGATTTTACTACTTAGTTTACGCATTTCAAGTAATAACTTCTCTTTTTCATGAATTGATGTTTTTGGATCTCTGAATTTTTCATAGAGTTTATGCAATAACCCATTTTTCACATCAAAACTTTGCTGCGTATCATATTGCATTTCAAAAACATCACCATCTTCATTTTGGATAAATGTATTAACGCCTTTATATACACTATCGTTCTTCCAAGTGTTTTTGACTACGATAGTTTTATATCCCTCGATCGCCAACAAGTACTGCATAGCCTTATAGCGAGTAACAAAATCATTTTCTTTGAAAACTGTTGTGTACCGAATAGCATCACGAATTTTATTCAGTGACAGCGACTTGGAAAATCCATCTGCAACCTCAGCTTCAATTTTTCTCTTTATTGAATACGGACTTTTTAGACGATTTTCTAAACCAACAAGTTTGCCACCTGCTTTTGTTGCGATATTGTTAATATCTGCCGTAATTGTCGGTTCTATTTTCTGTGATTTTTCAACAAGCTTATCAACCGAAAGCAACAAATCCTCTTTAATTGGTTCTGATGGCGCTTCTTGCGCGTTACTTGAAGCTTTAACCACATCACCAAGATAAGGAATCGCCACACATCGACAATTAAAATCATGCCCGGGGTGTCCTGTATCTGCTGGCGGATTGGCATATTCAAAGACTTGACCGTCTTTTTCTGCGTGGCTCTCACGCACTCGCTCATCGCCCGATGTACTCCAAGTGTATTTTGTAATACCTACATCTTCGTGCCTTGCTTGCGTTAATGCGGCGTTGAGTTTTGAAGATTGGTCACGAGCAATAAATATCGCTCTCTTCTCTGTCGTTTTGCCGAGATCTTTAATCTGTTGCACCAAGTCTTTATTTAGCGTGCCATTCACTACTGCTTGAGTGACTGCATTTTGCACCTTGTCAAGGTATTGTGAACGAATAGACTTGATTAGTTGAACATTGGCGGTTGTCATCGCATTAACTTTCTCAGCTATGCGTGGACTGTTGCCTAAATATGCACTCAAATCAATCCCAGTCTGATTTTTTAAGTTCTTTGATACTTCCTGTTGGTTTTGGATATTACCTCGATTGACAAAGCCCTGTGCGATTTTTTCATCATCTGCTGAGAGGTCTTTCTTTTCAAACCGATCCAATACTTTAAGTAGAGTTTTAACGCCAACCGCAAGAAAACCGCTGGAATCATCCATAAAAAAAGAGCCGTTAGGTTTCTCTAAGGCTCTTTCAACTGTATCCGTCATTTCTTTGACTTGTTGCTTAAGTTCGGTTCTATACCACAGTTCCGTTCTCTTGCTCACTTTCAGCGTTTTGAATTTTCTCGCTTTCGTCTTTTGGTTCTTCAAAATCTCCGGCAAGTTCATCAGCATTATTCATATCCTCAATGTCATCATCCGAGATATTGGCAAACAGTCCGCTTTCTCGTAGTTCATTCGCCACTTGCTGCTCTGTTACGATGCCGTTCTGAATTAGCGTATTGGTTGCAGTTGCGAATGTGTTCAGCATATTGATTTGCTGCTCTTGCTTAACAACGGTTAAAGGTAAGAATTCAAACCACCAATCATCAGGAACGCTGCCAAATAACTCATTACAAATTAGAGTGTCGATTACCTCCAGAGCAGGTCTCAATCTCGCCTCTTGTAAGCGGTGAATTGATTCGTGGTAGTTTTGAATGTCCTCATCACCACTTGCTAAACCAGAAACCGACTGACCGAATAGGATTGTAACTGGCATATCTGCCGCACCAGCCACCGCATTACGAAACTCGGTAATAAGGTCTTTTAATCCACCAAACGAGAGCTCTTTGCGGTCATACTCGTTTTCTTTATCCAGCAATAGGCTATTAGTCGATGACTTAATCGCCTGTACCGCACCGATTACATTTGCCACCTCGTTCTCAAAGCCGCTTGCAATCTTGTCAGATAACCCATCAATTTTGAAAATATCAATCTTGCTTTCAAAAATAAGGTCGCCAACGTTAGCGGAGGCAATATCAAAGCGTTTTAAGGCATCAATAATCTTCTCTAAGTCTGAAATGCCCCAAATGCCATTATCAGATAGCGGAGTATCATTAGCGTTCATAATCAGTAATCTTGAATGATGAACGATTAAAGGCTTATCATCACCACTGATTGAATAGGCTTTGTATTTGCCGAAATTAGAATCGGTTAAATCAGTCTCTCTTTCACCTGTTACGCTAATTTTCCACTTAGGCAATATAATCAATCGTTTTAGCTTTTCAGTCGGTTTTAATGGTGTATTTAAGTTTGTTGCATCGGTGACAATCAATAAACCAATCGAACCGTAAAGGCTTGACCACTGTAACGCCTTAGTTAGCGTTTCACGAAGTTTAATTCTCCGCTCGTATTTGGTGAAAGCATCTAACTGCTCCGAATCAAGGTCGTTAGAGAACACATCACGCCACGCTCTCGTCATATCTTCTGGGCGTTTGATGCAAATTTTATTTGCAATCCAGTTCTCTCGCCATAAGGCTTCTAATTCGTCACGCTTCTCAGTTAGCATTGAGCTAGCGACATAATTAGTCTGCTCTTGCTTTAATCCAAGCTTTAACGCTAACGATGCTATTCCGTCAAAAAATTTCATATCTATAAATCCAATAATGATTTTGGTTTTGTTGGTGCGTAACACATCACTAACGCATCAGCCATATTTGGTGACGGTATGCCACGTTTTCGCATATCCTTTTTACTCTCGACTTTAACCCGTCCATTGTTATCATAATCAACTCTAGGGCGAGATAATTCAGCCTTAAGATATTCAAGCTCCTTGATATTGCTTGATAGGCTTATTAATTCATCATCAGGATAAACATCACCGTGTTTGATTGCTCGATATGTTTTATAAAATCTATCTCGCAATGACCACCAAGCCTGTGCTTTGATATTTGAGAACATATCTTGGTTCTTTTTACCTTTGATATATTCACGCTCTGGATAAGCCACAGAACCACCGGCATTAAATCCCTCAACCTGAATGGTTTTAGGCAAACGTTTGAAGTGAGCTTTTACACCAGCACCAACCCCGATACTATCGAAGATAATCAAATCAGCACCGAAATTAACCGCACTTTGATTTGTTCTATTGGCGGAATCAATGACATCGCCATTTTTCCAAACATCAACATCAAGAACGACTGAACCGTGTGTAAATGCGTTAGCGTTACTATCAACGCCCTCATCCGCAACGTCAAAGCCGACTTTCTTCAATCCTTTTCCAGTAAACCCGAGTTTAATATGAGCATCTACTGCCGCATCAATCCATGCAGGCTTAATAATCGCCATATCTGAATCAGCTACTGGCTCACCCTCATAAACGTGTCTGTAAAGCTCGTAGTCACGTTCTCGCATCTGCTCCATATCTTCCATTAGCTCTTTCGGAAAATACGGGTTATCTTGCCAATTAACCAACACAGAGGAGCATCTTTCTGGCGGATTAATCACAAATCGTTGATAGGTGTCATCTAAAATGTTTTTAGGGTTGAAACTCACAATAATCTGTGACTTATCTTCTCGAATAGTCGGAATTAATACATCCCAGCTTTCTTTTGATACGTTTTCGCCCTCTTCCACCCAAACAACATCAATACCTGTCATTGATTTGATTGAGGTGATATTGGTTTTTAACCCTGCGAATGTAAATCTTGAACCATTTTGACCGATGATTTGAGTTTTCTGCACCTCGAAGAAGTTTTGCAGCTCTAAACTCTCTATCTGATCAATCAACATCTGAATAACAGAATCAGATATGGATTTTTGAATTTCACGACAACAAAGCACTCGTGTCGGATTGTGATAAGCTCTAATAATTAACGCTCTTGCTATATTGAAACTCTTACCAGAACCACGACCACCGTAGAAGATAATGAAACGCCATATATCTTCAAAAAGCGGTCTAAACTTTGTCGGAAATTTAATATCAATGCTCATCGCTAAATGTCACATTGATTACTGTTGGCAGTGGTTTGTCGCCAGTGGTTACATCTAATTTATCCTTGAACATGCCCAAGTGTTTGCCAAGCAACTCTAAGGCCTTATTCACACTAGATGGCTCATAGACAAATTGAGCAACATCATCACCAACAAACTCACCATCTTCTGACTTTCTTGTTTGAGTGATGACTACCTGTTTAGTGCCAGATGACTTCTCAATGTTTTCAATCAACATACGAATAACATCATCTTGAGTTATTTGCACTCGGCTTGAGCGGTTTGATTGAGCTTCTTCAATAGCTCGCTTTATTTCAGGTTTCTTCAGGTTTTCTTCGCCTATTGAATACGCTGTTTTTTCGCTATATCCAGCTCTAATTGCTGCCTGAGTTGCATTAAGGTCAACAAGGTATTCTTCGATAAACCGTTTTTGTTTATCAGTTAATTTCACCACGCCTTTAGACGTGGATTTCTCTTTCACGTCTGACATAGGGAAATCCTTTATATTTTTTTAGTTTAGGCCAATCACTTCTACTGCATCTAGTGGGCTTTCATCGTCAGCATAAAATGTACCATTGGCATTATGCCAGTGACTAAATGGCGGTTCTTCCGTTTCAGTCTTTTCTACTAATAACCATTTGCCGAATTGTGTTTCATAAACTACATCACATAATGTTCCATTACGGAGTTTTACAATGTTTCCAACTTCCATTATTTACCTGCCTTACTGTTCTCAATCCACTTGTTAATGTTTGTTATTTGACTAGCACACATATCTCTTTCCGCTATCACAGTGATTAGATGCTCTACTGCTTCACCGTATGTGTTACCCATGAATGGAGTTTTTACACAAGGCACCAAGAAAGCTTGTGGCGGATAAATGTATTCCGTCTTTGTAGTAACCTTATTAGTGCAACCGCTCAATAGCATCGTCATAGATGCGAGTGTTATAACAAGGCTGTGATTTAATAATCTTTCTAACCACTTGGATTTTATCTTGTGCTGCTTGTTTGATTTCATCGTGGATTACTCTCTGTTGTTCTACGGCTTGACGTTCTACTTCAATCGTATCTTTCAATGATTGATTAACCTTTTCTTGTTCTGCGATAAGGTTAGCCTGTGTTTGGTTTTTGGCTTTTAAGTCATTTATAGTTCCGTGTTGAAACCAAATCCAACCGCACAGGCTAACTGCTACCGCTAGAAAAATCAGAATTAACTTATTCATATCAATCCACCATTAACGCACGGAATAATCGACAGCGGTCATCTAATCCGTTTGTACCGCCGTTAATTCGGATTGTTACCTTTTGAACAGAATCAAGTGACGCAAGCTCATTAAATATCCAGTACCACACCGCAGCCTTAACAGCTAATTCTAGATTGTTTGATACTTCTTTCGGGCTGATTGTTTCGCCCAACCAACGAGCAAAACGGATATAGTTATCTTTGCCAGTGATTTGAATTAAACCACGACCACGATAATTCCAACCGTCCATCGTTTCTTCTGGCCCATTACCAAGTCGATTAGCATATACTCGGCTTGCAATCTTTTCTGGTTTACGCTCATACTGACGAGCGACATTAGGATTAGGGAAATACTTACGGAAAACTCTCATTAATCCATCAGCTGAATAATTTAGATTTTCGCTTAATGTTGTGAACCCTGCTGTTTCGTGTCCGCATTGAGCAAGAAACATCGCTTGTTGTTGCTTATTGAAACAACCTGCTAACTCAATGTGTTTATCAATCGCTTGATACATTCCATTAATTGCTCTTGGGAAAACTCTATTGAATACCGTTTCGGAAATTAACATTTTATCGTCCTCTACCCTTGCCATTGTTTCGACCTTTGTCGTCACGGTCGACCTTATCTTTCTCAAAGCCTAGCGATTGATATTCACTGTGAGCGTCTTGCTCGATTTCGTGTTCATAATCACTCACTAGGTTTTTAATTTGTGTAATCCGACTGTTACAAATCTTTAATTGGTCTGTTACCTTTACAGCGTAAACAGCAACGTCAGAAGATTTTTCACCATTTAATGTTGGTTTAGGACAAGTCACTAAAAGATTGTCTGGAATGGTTACTCGGATAATCTTAATCTTCTCAACTGGCTTACTCGGATTTAAGCAGCCTGTCGATAACAGCACGACTAACACCATCGCTACGAACACATTTACTTGAAAGAACAATCTTACTAATCCCATCCAGCTTATCTTCATTTCGCTTACGCTCCTTTGCTTGTTCTTTAAGCAAGAATTCAATTCTGTCATTTCTGTCGCTTACCATATCCCGAAGAGCATCAATCCGTTTCGTTCGCTCTTCTGCTAACTGTACTGTCTGGTCGTACTTATCCTGTAACAGCTCCAAACTCTTGTTCTGGCTATAAATCTGCACCGACAAACCTATACAGCCTGCGAATAAGAAACAGGCAAATACTCTATCGAGTGCAATTCCTAATCTTGCGGCTCTTTCTCTACCCATTCCATTTTCCTCTTGGTCTCATATCATCATCTTGGTTTTCCGTGCCATCGATTAAAATATCTTCCTCGTTGTCATTAGTTGGAATTTCGTCATCGTAACGAATTGAGTGTTTTCTGCTTGTTTCTCTTTCAATGTCTTTCATTGAGTAGTTAGGATTTAAATCATCAACCGAACCACCGATTTGACGGAAGAAAACTCTAAGCAAACCCCATAAAGCAGGGACTCCAAAATACCCAAACGCTCCAGCGATTGAGATAATCATTAAAGTGTCGATACTTTGAGACATTAAGAAAAACGCTACAACCAT